CATAATTTTGATATGCAATATAGTAAGACTGTGTAACAAGATAAATGTCAATAATGTTAGTGGTTCCTGGATCAATTCTTCTACTTAACGGTGCATTGTGTCTATACTGAAAGTACAATCCTTGTCGGCCAACATATGTTATATAACCAGTAACTTGTGCAATAGTTCTAAGACCATTATACGCAACTGTTAGTTGATAAAACTTTGCATCAGTGTACGCATAAAATACTTTCTTGTCTGGGTACTCACTTTTTACTAATTCTATAGCAGCCTGGGTTGCCAATGTACCATTTACAACACCACCTGCAAGTGGAAGATATCGTTCAAGATTATCAAAATCAATTGTTTGTTGTAAGTAAACTCTTTTGTTATTTGGATTAATTAGCGGTGCAACTAAAGTTTGAAAGTAGTCTGGGTTGTCTGGTACACCGTCGTTATCTGAATCTTTGTATGATATTCTAACACGGAAGTCATCTATAAATCCATCTGTTTCAACAGGCTGATCAATGATATCAAGTACTTCGTCGCTGTTTAATGTTGCACTCGAATCTGGTAGGTTATTGGTTTTTAAGACGTTGATAAAGTCATTAATAACTGTTCCTGTTTTAGGATCATAAACTTTTTGTGTTCCGTCATAAAAGAATCTTGTTTCAAGCACACTAGCCCAAAAACGTTGTAAACTTCTTGAACTAACTGTGTATGTTACTCCATCTGTCTCAAATGCTACTAACCAGGAATTGTCTTGTCCAGTTCCTGTTGTGCTTTGTGCATTTGCAAGACTAAATGTTATTGCTGGATTCAAATTAGTTGTTGTAATAACATACCAAGTTCCAGTTAAGTTATTGTATCCAAGTCCAAAATTTCTATAAAGTTCAATTTGCTCACGCATGGTTGTTTCGATTGCAGTTGGCAAGTTGGTTATAAAATTTGGAATTACTTCTGTTGGAACTGCAAGTGTCGGAATAAAATTATTAAGTGTTACAGGGCCTGTTCCATCAGTATTGTTACCAACTCCTTGATTGGTTCCGTCAAGTTCCAAAGCTGACACTGTTGCCCACAATATCATTTTGTCTCCAGGTAGAGTAGGAGATCCTGCCTTTAACCTATTAAACTCATTAAAATAAAATCCTGTAGGAGGTACAAACTTAATTAAACCACCTAACGCAATATATTTTTTATTATCACTTGCTTGTGGTCCAACTGGTGCCGGTGCACCGCTTGAGACGAACTTAAAATATCCAGTGGTTTGATTGTTAGAAGTTGTACTTTGGCTCCAGTTTAAATTTAAAGTTGTTAGACTTGGGCGAATGAAATTTTCATAATAAAATTCTTGCATGCCACGGCTTGCTAGTACAGGCTCAACTTGATTTACTATAACATCTGTAATGTCATTTTGATCAATAAATGTAAATGTAAAACTTGGAACAGCAGTGTTTTCGTATATCATACCATCGCTAGCAAAAACATTTGTACTTGAATATTTTCCGGTGATATCAACTAGATCCAAGTACCTACTAGTACCAATTGAGCTACGATTAACCGCCTTGGACTTGATTATAGTTGAATAAAGCGTATATGGAAAATTATTATAGTCTTCGCCATTTACCATTCTGTTTTGTGTATAAAATCTTGCAGGTGCTCTTTGTTTAATGTCGTCAATGTTTTCTCTATTGGCAGCATTGCTGATTGGATTAGTTAATGCACAAGTCAATGTAAGTGTTTCGTTACGCCCAGTCCTTGACACATAGCCAATGCTGAGAGTAACATTTTGCATTTCATCTTGATTGATAATATAACTTAAACCATTTGATGCTCTTACATAAGTTCTAAAAGACCCAACTGGTATACTACTAAACACGCCATCGCCAAAGTTTAAATTAATTTGGTCGTTAGTTCTTGATGTGGTAGTAAAATACCTACGTTGTTCTGGGGTTAATTCTTCAACTGCTCCGCTATAAATGTTTTCTACAAGAGTCCATTGATTTTGAATATTACCTGTTGAGTCTAGTTGATATAACCATGTATCTTCGTTATTAATACCTTCAATGTTGACATTAACAACTCTATTTGAAATACGTTCTCCAAGATTAAAATCTAGATCTTGTAAACTACCTTGCTTGAATAAGAAAAAGAAACCTGTGTTAGCACTGGCATATCCTTGTTTGTCATTTCTATAAAGTATATTAAATGCACCGTTTGGAGCAGGAGCCGGTTCGTACAAATATGTTTGATCTTGCGATGTGGCACATACTGCTTCAAATGACATAGTAGTACCATTAACTGTATTAGTAAATGGTATTACAGGAAGAAATCCTTGTATAAGACTAATACCATACTCTTCTGTCTGCACACCAAGTATTGTCTGTGAGTTTCCTGGTTTTCCAAATCTTTGTGTGTTATCTAAACACGAATTAACAATAACTGTAAATTGCTCTAACCAATTTGCATTAGTGGTATCGTTCCAGTTAACTGTGATGTTTGAAAGATTTACACCTGTAAAATCAATTACACCTTCTGTAGTACTAATACTTTGTACTTTTAAAAAACCAGATGCCGCAGTATTACGCTTTGGAGTATAACTTACTAGTTCAGCAAGACGTACTACACTATCTCGTCTTTCAGCAGTATCAATGAAGTTTTCTCTAGTGTTTAAATCGTTACGAAAACTACCTGCTTGTCCCATAAACGCCATAACATCTAGCAGAGCAATAAACTCACTTGATTCAATATAGTCGTTAAAACTTTCAGGATAATACAAGCGAATGTAGTCTATAAAGCTCTTGCGAAGTGTTTCAAAGTCATAACTCTGAAAATCTGCTTCACGATATGTTTGGTAGATTCTCTTCCAATCTTCAACACCAAATATACTAGTTTGTCTTGTGGTTTTAGCCATGTGTATCTATCCCTTACCTAGTATTTATGAACATTATAAACTGGGTAGTTTATACTACACGTCTGACAGGGAGGCTCGTTGTGTTTGGTTATCAAAAAACACTGTTAGCATCCGGGCATCTTGTCCTTGTATGGTTTGTACTTCCAATTCAACTAGTATTCCATTTTCTTGTGAAAACACATTTATATCTGCTACTTGAATTCTTGGGTCTTGTGCAACAACTCTCTGTATTTCGTTTATAACTGCTTGTGAGGTTTGTGCATTTTGTGGTTCGTATATAAAACTCCACATAATAGTACCAACATCAGGTCGCCCTGGCATTTCACCTTGACGTATGTTTAAAGCGTTAGATAGATCTTGCTTTATTATTTCAAAATCTGTTACAGTGTATGTTTTGTACCTGTCTATTGTGCTATATCCGATTATATCTGCCATACTGTATTTATTGTCCTAGTCTAGGTACTAATTCCATTAACTTTTTTACTTGCTATGCCTGATTGTACTGCGGTGTCGATCACATTTCTAACAGTTGTACCAGTAACACCAGTAGTGCCTGTTGAAAACCCTTGAACTGCATTGCTAATTTTTTCTTGTGTTAAACTAACTGCATACTGTCCACCTCTAACCAATGCATTCATATCTCCGCTTGTAATCTTTGCACTAAATGACCCTGCTAGTGTTTCCCCTAGTACACCGGCACCTTGTGTCCATTTCTTAACTGCATCAACTCCAAACTTACTTGCACCACTAACTAATCCTGCAAGAGATGATTCATTTTCTAATCCAGTAACTATGCCTGCATTTTGTAGTGAAGTTAATCCTTTGTTAAATAAATCAGTTTTTGTTATATCTTGTATTGCCTCGTTGTTAAGAAAATCACTTACACTACTGATACCTTGATTTCCACTCCATACACTTGTACTTCCTAATACTGTAGTAATGTCAGCAGTAGCACCTTTAAGGAAAAAGTCTGCGGTTCCTGGTTTTAAATAGCCAGCAGTTTCTAATTCAACTGCACCAAAACCAAATTTACCAACACCTAGTTTATTTGATATTTCAGTAGATTTTTGATCTACTAGTTTACTTGACTGTGCTACCATACCTGTAACTTTTTCTGTTGGTATCTTGCCTACTGGAGTTGTGGCTGAATCTTGTTTTTCGTAATCACCTTTGTTAATTTCTTTAATTTCTGTTGTTTCTGCTTTGGTTATTGCTTCCTGAGTCTTGGGTTCCAACGGAACTTCTTCAGCATTACTAACAAGGCTTGTGCTTGTGTTAACACCTGTTCCTCTTTCAGCATAAGGTTCGTGTGTTGGTGCTCTAGTAACAATAGTTTCAATTGCAGCTGGCTCCGGTGCCCATCCAACATTAGGAACAAACTTCGTATCAGGTAAACGTTTCTTAGGAATTTCTTGTGTTTTAGGAACATCACTAGCCGCACCAGAATTTAATTTAATACATCCTGCTTCAAGTACTAGTCCACTTCCTGCTCCCCACGATCCTGTGTTACTCTTTAAACTTAAGGCCGCATCACTTTTTAATCCTATTAAACCTTTACTATAGGCAAGTAAACTTGTATTTCCAGTTAAACTTAAACTACCAGTTTCCAAACTCATTGCACGTTTTGCAAACATATTAATTGAACCTTGTTCACTAGAAATATTAATATTTCTATCAGCGTTCATATTAATTTCGCCACTACTTCGTATGTTTACACTGTTTGATGCATACATGTCGATGGTGCCCTCTTTGCCAAGCTCCCACCATGACTGCCCATTGGCATGCATAATATGAATTGTCTGGCCATCCGGAGTGTCATTCATCATAATCTGATGTCCGGCACTAGTTCTTATACGTACTAAATTATCTTCGTTGGTTTGATCTCCATCATCCAACACTATGCTATGCCCACCT